CGCGCAGCTTCGTTTCGTACATGCCGAGCAGCACATTGCCGATCAGCGCAGGATCACCAGAGCGAACAGCAGACAACAGCGCGTTGTCGCAGCACAGGTCGCCCAGTTCCATGGCGTTGAACTCGCGGCGGTGGCGGCGGAGAGCTGCGTCGTAGTCGTCGCGGTACTGGTCGTCTGCGGCGTCGAGGGTGCGGTCCAAATAGGACGGGGCTGAATCCCTGCGCTCGATGTTGGGGAAGGCGTTCACGATGCGCTCCTGAGAACGAGCCCAATGCTCGATGCCACGCAGCAAGTGATCGCAGCGCAGACCAGGGCCAAAAGTTTCCAGTCGAACCCGTAGCGCCACACGGCTGGCAAGAGGATGGTGAGGTTGTAGACAACAACAATCACATTGAGGACATGCAGGGCGTTCATGTCGTCACCTCGTTGGTGAGGCACGTGAGCTTGCTGATGCGCAGGTCAATCGCGGCCAGTTCTTCGGCGAGCTTGATGCGCTTGAGGCGCTTCTGTTCTTCCAGAGCGGCGACTTGCATCGGCACCGGGTTGAAGTCGTCGGGGATCTCGACCTCGAATTCGTGCTCACCGACGAGCACGGTGTTCTCTTGGTATCGCGGATCGACAGCCCAAGTCTGAAACCCGATGCACCCCGTCTTCTCCCAGTGGCCGCGCTCGTAAGTCACGAAGCCTTTGATGGTGTGCTTGCTCATTTCGCTTGCTCCAAAGTAAGCCCAGCGCAATCGCCAAGCAGTTCACGAATCCGCTGTGCCTGCGCCAGTTCTTCACGAGTCGGAGGCGGTAGGCGAGGCTGAAAGCGGCCGTCATAGATGGCCTCTTGCTCTAGGCTCAGTTCGTGGCGGGTGGTGGTCATGATGCGCTCCCCATAATTGCTGCGAGTTCAGCCTCGGCTTGCAGCAGCTTTGCCCGGTGCTCAGTGATCCGAGCGGCTGTAGCTTCTCGCATCGAAACCGCAATGCCCTCAGTCAACTCTTGCGGCACCTCAACGCCGAAGCGCTCGCAGCACTTCACAAGCTGATCGGCATAGCTCCGCTGCTTGCGTTCCTTGCCGAGATAGGCTGCAACCATTTCTCGCACCAATTCGACGGCCTTCGCATGAGCGGCTTCCTCGCCGCAGCACGGCACGACCATGCACGTGCGTGAGTTTTCGTAGCGACCGCGCGTCCGGTAGGTGACGGTCCAATGGATCTTCTTGTCCCACCCAATGCGTGGCATGAGTTGCAAAAGGCCGTAGCCGTTATTGCTGTGGTAGTCCTCGACCGTCTCCGCCACCGGAATGATTTCCACAGTCGGGTAGTACTGGTGCGTTGCGACGTAATGAGTGATCTCACCAGCGAGATAACGCTCAAGTTCGGCAAGCTCTTCGTGCCGCTTAATGCGCTCCAGCCGCTCCTTCTCGCCGCGCTCAAATAGGTACTTCTGGCCCTCCAGTTCGCTGACCTGAAGCTGCAACTCAGCGCGGCGCTTCTCCGCCGCGGCAGTCTCTGTATCGAGCTTGGGAGCAGGCGGAGTGCGGAAGACCGTGCGCCACGTCTCTACGTCGCCCGGCTGCGTTCCTTCATCGTCTTCGTAGACCGGACGAACGATGTACTCGCCGCCCGAATGCGCGACGAACTCGGCTTCTTGCCCGTGCTGGCTGTACACCGTTTCGCCGGCCTTGAAAGTGCGCGCGCTCATGACTGCGCCACCCCATGAGCCTTGAAGAACTTGCTCGCGTACTCCTTGCCGAGATGGACGAGCCGCTCGGTCTGCACGCCGTCTTCTTCAAGGATGTCGATCGTTGCGGTGCTCTGAAGCACGGCCATCGAGTGTTCGTGTGCGAGCTGTGCGGCCAGGCTCAGACGCTGCGGCGTCTTGCGCGGGGCCTTGGGGGTTGTCGTGCTCATGCGGCCACCTCGACAACGCGATGCACGGAAGCGCCGTACTCGCTGTCCTTGCGGTCACGAGTGTTGCGAGCGCGCTGCTTGCTGCTGTAGGTGCCGACAATCTGGCCGGTCTTGCTGTTGATCACGTTGAACATGCATTCACTCCTGTGGTTGGGCGAGTGAATGCAGTTTAGAACAACCTAAACGCTCAGGTCAAGGAAAATCTAAACATTTTTCGATAACGGACGAAAAAAAGCCCGCGCAGGGCGGGCTCAGTTGCGGCGCAGAGTGGCGCTACTCACATTTGAAAAGCACCTCGGCGGTTTGCGGCGTCCATCCTTGGGTGCCGCCCGATGTTGACGACTCGAGAACCATTTCCTTCTTGCCACAGAAGGCGCGCGCTCGATCAACAAGCTCGGCTTTTATCTGCCCATCGGTGGTGAGGCCGCCTCGGGCTGTCGAAGAGAGCATGAAGCGGTCGCGCCCGACCGGCTGGATTGGAGTTGTTGTGGTGCAGCCTGCGGACAGGAGCGCTAAGGCGAGGAGGGCGGTGGGCGTTTTCATGTGTTTCTGTCCTTATTCAAGTTCTCCGAATTTGGTTACCTCCCGCAAGCGCTTGGGCAGTCTGCGTCTGGGCATCGCATCCCATGCTGCGCTCACTGCGTCTGACTTGGTGCTGCCAGCGGTGCCAGTGGCCACAATCTTGTCGGTGATGATGCTTAGACCCTTCACCATCGCCAGAACGCCTAGTTGCAGCCTATCAGCGTAGGCCCCGAGCACACGGAATTCAGTGCCGTCCTTGGTGTTTGAGATCAGGATCGAGCCTCCCAGCTCGCCGGACGCTTCTTTGTTCGTCAGATCCTCCAGCGCTATCGCTGTGTCACTTCTTGCGGCCCCCTGCCGCCTTATCGGTATTACCTCGCCCATAGTTCGCATCTCCTAAATCTAGTACGCCAAGGTTCTCAAAAATGGGACTTTGGCGCACTCGATATTGAGTCTGTTCGTGACGTTTGTCACGATCCGCAACCATCAACTTTAGGATTAACTCCGATTTTATTTTTGCGGTGTCAGGGTCGGATGCCATAGCGGCGAGCAATGGGGCCACTGCTATTAGTATGCTTTTGTCCGCACTCTGGAGTACTTTCGTAAGCACTTCAAGTGCTTCGGCCAATTCCTGGCCAATCGTCGGCGCTGCTGCCCCGGCCTGGTCCGTGGGGCCGTCAAAGTAGTCATCGGGGAGTCGGAGTGCTGCGACCAAGCTGCGCGCGGAGCGCTCGCCAAATGACTCGTTCGGGTCCAGCAACTGCGTAATGCGCCCCTTGGTGAGCCCGGCTCTCTCGGCAAAGGCCGACTGATTTCCGAGGTATGGCTTCCCCTCGATCAGCGTTTGCAGCCGTCGCTTTCGGGTGAGGGTTCGCGCGTCCATATGTTTAGTCGAGCTTAAACATATAAGGTTTAGAAAAGCCTTGACGTAGGCGTTTAGGTTGTTCTAAACTGGCGCCATGAATCTCAAAACTTGGCTCGAAGCGGAGCGCGGCCGATCCAAAGCGCTCGCAGATGCTCTCGGCGTCTCGCCGGGTCGCATCACCCAAATGGCGGATGACGGCGTTCCGCCGAAATTCATGTTCGCCGTGCGCGACTTCACCAAAGGCAAGGTGACGCTCGAATCGCTCGTCGAGGCCCGCACTCCAGAGCAGAAGGTGGCCTGAACCATGGCCGACCTCATCCCCATTGCCGTTGTCTTCGTCGCCATTGCAGTGCTGCTGTACGTGGTCATCGACGTCCTGCTCGACGACTACGCGGACTGACCCGCCATGGACTTCTTCATCTTCGTCCTGTGCCTTATCAGCCTCGGCTTGGCCGGATACGGCGTCTTTCTCTTGCTCACGAAGCCTGACGACAAGGAGTGATCCCCCATGACCTTCTTCGAACTTGCCCTCGCCGCTGCCACTTCCGTTGGCGGCGTGCTGATCTTGCTGATGCTCCTGATCGACGCCTACGTCATGCGGGATTGAGTGATGAACGACATAGCACTCTTTCTTCTTGCCGCTGGTTTCGTCGCCTTCTTCGCGGCTGGCTGGTACTTGCGCAACCCGGGCTGGCCTTCGGTGATCTTCGCCCTTGTCGGCGCCGTGATGGTCTATTCCGCCCCCTACATCGGGTGACCCATGGCCTACCTCTTCCTCGCCCTCTACATCCTGCTCCTGATCTTCTGCTACGTGGCAGGTTGTCCCTCGATTGCTCGCGATAACGAGCAGATCAAAGAGAGCGACTGAGGCTAATTCGAAGATTTGTTGCATGCATCGATCTTCATTTTTTTGTCCAAAAAAAGCTTTGCGAACGCTTACGAAAAGTTCGCAACCCTTCGGAAAGGCTCTCGATGGAATCCCTAAATGACGCGCTCATCGCCTGCATCACAGCCGCAGGCGGCTCGAAGCAAGTAGGCCCGCTCCTGTGGCCTGAGAAGGCCCCGGACAGCGCGCAGCGCATGTTGCTCGACTGCATGAACGAGGATCGTCCCGCCAAGCTGTCGCCCGAGCAGGTTCTTCTTGTGCTGCGCCTTGCGCGCGCCAAGGGCTACCACGATGGCATGAACTTCATCGCATCGGATCTTGGCTACGGCACGCCGGTTCCGGTCGAGCCTCGTGATGAAGTCGCCGACCTGATGCGCGCCTTCAATGATTCGGTCGCTCAGCAGGCCGCTCTCGTCGCAAAGATCGAGAAGGCGGCGAGCCGCGTGAACATGAGGGCCGTCGCATGAACGCCACCATTACCCAAGACATGGCAGACGGCATGGACGACATGGCCGGCCTCCTGCCCGCGCACCTCCCCGCATCGACCAACAGCGCCTTCTTCTGGCAAGGCCAGCCCAGCGCCATCACCCCTCAGCTTCGCCCCCACCGCATGGACCGCAGCACAGCCGCAAGGCACTACTGCTACCCGGTTGAAGGCCAAGTGGCTGGCGAGGCCTCGTTTCATCGGCGCCAGGCCATCCGGTTGGGTGGTATCTAAATGCGCGACTACGGTGTTGTCTCGCCGAAGTTCTGGATCGGCGAAACCGGCAAGGCGCTCCGCGGCAACGCTGAGGCGCAGCTTGTCGCCTTGTATCTGATGACATGCCCTCACGCCAACATGATCGGCGTCTTTCATTGCCCCCTTATCTACATCTCGCATGAGACTGGCATCTCCTTCGAAGGGGCTTCGAAGGCCCTTGCAAGCCTCTCCGAAGCCCAGTTTTGCACCTACGACACCAGCACCGAGACGGTTTTCGTGCATCGGATGGCCGCTTATCAGGTTGGTGAGACTTTGAAGGCCGAGGACAACCGGGTTAAGTCGGTCGTGAAGGAATGGCAAAACATCGGGCCCGCCCTGTTGCAACAGGCTTTCTTTGCTATCTATTCTGAAGCGTTCCATCTGCCGACGACGACGAAAAAGAAAAGCCCCTCCAAAGCCCCTTGCAAGCCCCTTCGAAGCCAAGAACAAGAACAAGACAAGAACAAGACTCCTTCGGGGCCAAGCCCCTTCGAAGTTTTCTACGCCGCATACCCGAAGAAAGAATCCCGCAAGGATGCGGAGGCTGCTTTTGCAAAGCTGAACCCGAATCCTGAACTTCTCGCCAAGATGTTGGCGGCACTCGCTGCAAAGCGGGAATCGCACGACTGGACGAAGGAGAAGGGCAAGTTCGTTCCGCTGCCTGCGACGTGGATCCGTGCCGAGCGGTGGAACGACGAAGCGCCGGCAGACAACCGCACGGCAGACATTTGGGCGGGGGCCGTATGAGCCTGCAAAGCCTCACCACCCTCCGCAGTTCCGGCCGCACGCCCGCAGCAGTGTGGGTCGTCGTCGGCAACTGCCCAGACAGCATCAAGCACCTCCCTGACACCGTTGCGGTCGCCGACAACCCGGCGTCGATGGACTGGCGCGCTGTCGTCGGCCTGCACGTCGATGTGTTCGACCTCAGCGGCGACGGCTGGCTGCTTGCCCAAACGATGGACGCCATCGAAGCCGCGAAGCCCATGGCCATGGGTGTTGCATGCGATGCCGGCGTCCTCGGCCTCAGCGAAGACCACGAACGCGCCCTGTGGCGCATCTGGAAGCATCTTGAACATCATTCCTGACACCATCGATTTCAACGCGTACCTGAAGGAAACGGACGCGAAAACGCACGTCAAGGCGGCATCGATTTGGATGGCCGACCTGCTGGAGCGGCTTCGCAACCCGGACAAGACCAAGAAGGTTTTCCTGCCGTGGGAGCGTGCACGCAACGTGTTCACCTTCCGTCCTGGTGAGGTGACTTTGTGGGCCGGACAGAACGGCCACGGCAAGACGCAGGTTGTATCTCAGATCGTTCTATCCCTGATGGGGCAGGGCGAAAAGGCCGTGATCGCCAGCTTCGAAATGAAGCCGCAGACCACATTGCAGCGCCTGGCCCGGATGTACGCCGGCACAGACCCGTTCAGCCCCGAGTACCAACAGGCCGAAGGCGTTGGCGCGCTGGAGACGCTCTACAAGGAATTCGGCCAATGGACCGATAAGCGCCTTTGGATCTACGACCAGCAAGGCACCGTCAGCGCTGAGCGCGTCATCGGCATGGCCCGCTACTGTGCCAAGGAGTTGGGCATCACCCACGTGGTGATCGACAGCCTCATGAAGTGCGTCCGCGGCGAGGATGACTACAACGGGCAGAAGGAATTCGTCGATGAACTAACCGCACTCGCTCGCGACAACCAGATCCACATCCACCTGATCCACCACATCCGCAAGCCGGCGAACGAGAGCCACATCCCGGACAAGTACGACAACAAGGGCTCCGGCGCGATCACGGACCTCGTGGACAACGTGATGATGGTTTGGCGGAACAAGCCGAAGGAAGACGACGCCAAGGCCGGCCGCTCCAACAAGGCCACCGAGCACGACGCGGCAATCCTCTGCCGCAAGCAGCGCAACGGTGAAGACGAGCCAACGATTCGGCTGTGGTTCGACCGCGACAGCCAGCAATACAAGGGCGCCCCCGACGACGCTCTCATGTTCTTCCCCAATTTCCCTCACCGTCCTACGGAGTGGCAATGATGAACGCAACCCAAATCGTCTTTGAAGTGCTTTGCAGCGGTGGCGCGTGGTCGCACGAAGAATTGCAGGCAAAGACCGGCCTGCCACTGGCTTCGATCAAAAACGCCATGCACCTCCTGCGCCGCAGAGGCCACCAGGCCATTGAGCCGACCCGGTACGCCGCTACGGAGTCCGCCAGAAAGCATCTCGCCGCGACGATCCTGAGGGAAGAGCGACTTGCCGCCCTGCGTGCTTCCAAGACGGCCGAGAAGCCGAGAGGCATGGGCCGCCCCAGGTTGCCAGAGGAAGTGCGCCTAGCGAACGATATGGCTCGGCGCAGGGCGCTCGTTGAAACGCGCCGCAAGAAGCGGCAACAGGCAAGAGCCGAGGCTGCCGCTGCGACGAAGCAGGCGCAGGAGGACGCCGAACTTGCTGTTGTTCGCCGCATCGTCGCCGCGCCCGCAGTCGCTGATTCCATCGTCAGCACTGCAGTGCAGAGCCGGCCCGCGCTTCAGGCTGCATGGGGAGCAATGCATGCATGACGCTCGACCAACACCTGACGCACCTCCTATCGCTGATGGAGGAATTCCCGGACGGCTGGAAACAGCACTGCTGGCACCGGGCCAAGGAGCTAGCCAAGCGCCCGGAACTGGCGGAACTCCCGACGCTGCTCGAGACAGCAATGCGCGAGCGCTCGAGGAAATCTACCCCGGAGCCGCCATGTACCGAACCGCCAGCGTCAACGAATGGCGTCCTGACATCGATCACATCGTCGGCGAGCAAGTGAAGGCTGCGAAAGCGGCTGGTCAGGACAAGGAATCGTGCCCGCATCCGAGCTGGACGGCTGGCTGGTGGGCTTGGCATCGGGCTTGGGGGCAGTCATGACCAGCGTAGCCCTCGTCAACCCTCAGCAGGCCCACGCCGCCATCACTGCGATCTACGCCCAGACGATCAAGCCAGGCACTATGGCAGGACACCGCTATCGGCTGACCCTTCGCGAAGAAACCCGCAGGGAAGGGCAGAACGCCCACTTCCACGCGATCATTTCCGACATTGCCAAGCAGGACCAGTTGTACGGCAAGAAGCTCGACGCCGAGAGCTGGAAGCGCCTACTGATCGACGCCTTCAAGCACGAGACGAAGGACATGCCGGAACTGGCCGGCGAGTGGGCCAAGTTCGGCGAGATGCAGCTGCTGCCGGCTCTGAACCATGCCGGATTCGTGGCCGTCGGCGAGCAGTCGCGCACGTTCACTGTGCGCCTGGCCGCGGCCTTCATCGAGTGGCTCAATGCCTATGCCGCCGAGCGCGGGATCACGCTGCATGTGCCGAAAAGCTGGGGGAATGCGCCATGAGCTCATGGCACGCGAATAACCCGGTCGTGAAGAGCATTCACGAGTATGTGCTCCGCCCGAAAAAGGACGGCACGCTTGGCCGTCGCGTTGATTCGCAGTTCACCTATTACTGCCCACTCTATGTCTGCCAAGCGTGCTCACGCTATGGGTCGGGGCGCCAAGTGCAGTACCGCTCAATGATGGATCGCACCTTGTGTATGGGGTGTTGGAACCGTCTCAAGCCGGTCGAGAGGCGGCAACGCCAACTAGACGAGATCGGCCTCCTGCAACGAAAACTTATGAGGACCAAGCATGCCAACGAACACCGGTGAACTGCGAGAGATCCTGATCGACTGCATCGACAAGGTCCGCGCTGGAAGGATGACGGGCAACGATGCAAAGGCAGTCGCCATGCTGGCTGGGCAGATCACCCTCTCGCTGCAGGTCGAGGTCAACGCCCGTCGCGACGAGGTTTTGCTCGCCAAGGGCGCGGTCGGCACGCTTTCTCTGGGCGATGAGAGTGATTCGTCGAAGCGCCCGCCCGTTGAGGATGCCCGGGTCATCGGAGACATTGAGCCGACAGGCCGAACCAGCCTTGCGAGCGCATGGCCCGGCGCCGTAACGACACATCGGATTCAAGGCTGATGCTGACCTCCACCAAGCCCAACAAATGCCGCCACTGCAAGGCCCGCATGCCAGAGGACAAGGCCAAGCACGTCCTGCACGACGAATGCTTCCAGCCCTGGCTCACCAAGCAACTAGCCAAGCAGGCCGCAGCAAGGGAGAAGAAGGACCGGGCGGAGTTCAAGGAGCGGAAGGAGAGGGCGAAGCCTCGGTCCAAGTGGCTGGCAGAAGCCCAGACCATCGTGAACCGCTACGTCAGGCTGTTGGCGCTGTCCCGCGGCCAGGGCTGCTACACGTGCGGCGCCATGCCAGCGCAGAAATTCGGCGGCACCTATGACGCCGGCCACTTCCGCTCTGTCGGCAGCGCGCCCCATCTGCGCTACTGGGTGCCACAAATCAAACTGCAGTGCATCCCTTGCAACCGCCACAAGGGCGGCATGGCGCTCGCATTCCGCCAAGCGCTGGTGCGTGATCATGGGCAGGAGTGGGTCGAGCGCCTGGAGGCGATGCACCACACGGCCAAGTTCGACATCCCCTATCTGATCCGCCTCAAGGCGGTGTTCAGCAAGAAAACCCGACGACTGGAGAAGCGCTATGGATGAGGTTTGGTTGCCTGTGGTTGACCATGAGGGGCTATACGAAATCAGCGATCACGGCCGCGTTCGCTCGATTGAACGAACCGGTCTGTACGCCGGACGTTGGCGGCCAACGGTGATGACGTTCCCGGCCATCGACATGGCAATCAACACAACGCGCGCTGGGTACAAGTATGTATCGCTCAAAAAACCGAATGGGCCGTCCGTCAAATTCTTGCTCCATCGCTTGGTTATGCGCGCCTTCGCCGGAGAGCCAACTCCAGAGCAGCCACAGGTGAACCATAAAGACGGGTGCAAAGCGAATAACCGCATTGGGAACCTTGAGTATTGCTCGGCCAAAGAGAACATCTTGCATCTCACGAGAGTGCTCAAGCGGAAGCGTGGTGGCTCAGGCGGCTATTCCAAACTGACGGAGGAACAAGCACGGGCCGTTGTTGAAGACCCCCGAATTCTTCGCCTTATAGCTGCCGACTACGGCGTTACGGCGCAGGCAATCCATCTCATCAAGTCTGGCAAGAACTGGGCACATCTCCAGGCTGGGACATGAGAGACGAATTGATCGCCCTCAAGGCGCTGTATGTGGGGAAGCTGAAGGAACTCAAGAAAGGCCAAGCATGAAAGCCGCCTCCTTCATTGCCGACATGAACGCTCTACAGGCGGAGTTCGACACGCTCCCCCTTGAGGTAACCCGCCTCATTGGAACGCTGATGGAGTTGGTAGACGTTCAGAACGGGAACATCGAAACCATGCTGGCCGCGAACAAGACGCTTCTAGGTGTGATTGATCGACTTAAAGGATGACCATGTACACAGCACTCCAAATCGTAAGAACCCCGACCTCTCAGACCTTCACCGACATCGACCGCAGAACAGGCGAGTTCGTCAGGAAAGAGTGGTTCGCTATCTCTTGGAGGGAACTGGGGCCGGCCAAGGACATTGCGGAGGCCAAGAGGCTGTATGGCGGTAATCCGGTGCTGGAGGTAGGGAAGTGAAGTGGCTCATCGCCCATCTGATCCTGCTGCCTCTCATCCGGCGCAACTACCGCCTTCGCAGGGAGGGGAAGCTGCCAGATGAGTGGTATTGGGCGGACGTACTGGTGTGCAAGTGGAATATGAACTGGCTGGAAGGACTGTGATGCTAATGAAAACAAGACCAGAACCCATCGACTTCTGCGTGGTCGAGCCAAAGCAGGAGGCAATGCACAAACGGCTCGAGAACTGGGCCGCCTGGTGCAAGGGCGGGGAGGGCGGCTCAACCGCACAGCCAATGTTCCGCCTATACCGCCCTGACAACTTCGAGCGCGGCTCGATTGCAGCGCCTGTAGATGGCACTGACGCCCAGAGGATCGCCAAGGCCCTCGGGCATCTGCCAACCAAGCACCGAATCGCCCTGAACTGGTTCTACGTCAAGCCGGTGAGCCCGCTCAAGACCTGCAAGGCGCTCGGCGTGTCCATGGAGGGGCTGAACGAGCATGTCCACGATGGCCGCCAGATGCTGATTAACAAAAAAGTCTGAACTGGATGGAAAACACTTGTTGCACTGGAAAATATGTGGTACAAACAGGGCAACTTGTGAGCGTCGGCATAAGACAAGCCCGTCCAGATTGGAGGCGGCGGTGCCGATAAAGCTAGTAGAGCCCTTCGACTGGAGGGTCATCACGCATGCGGATTGTTGGATTGGATCGCCGCCAGGCCTCCGGGCGAAAGTGGTCTACCTTGCAAGGGCAGTCCGCAGTCGTGATGGTTAAGGATTGGGGGAACCCGGTCGCCGTCAATGAGTCCCTAGGAAGACGTGGTGAGGGTGGTTCACCCAATCCAATCAGAAAGCCGCCTCGGAGCAATCCCAGGCGGCTTTTCCATTTACGCTGGGCCGGCCCGCCAACCCTATAGCTCAATGCTTTGGGCTCGTGCCCAGCACCAATTTCTCCTTGGCTGACCACCAGCCTTTGACCCGCCAGTCGAGAGATTGAGCGGGTCTTTTCATTTCAACCATCGAATTAGCCGCAAGGCCTCGAGGGATCGTATGTCTGAAAACAATCAAACCCAATCAAAGCGCGGAGGTGCTCGCAAGGGTGCTGGACGCAAGGCTGGGTCTGCCACGCAAAAGACGCGGGAGATTGCAGACAAGGCGGCAGCGGCAGGCGTAACGCCGCTCGAGGTGATGCTGGAGGCGATGCACAGCTTCCGCGCTACTGGCGATCTGGAGAAGGCGGCGAGCTTTGCCAAGGATGCCGCGCCGTACATCCATCCGAAGCTGGCTGCTATCGAGCACACAGGCAAGGATGGCGGGGCGATTGCCGTGACCGGGATTGAACTGCACTTCGTGAAAGCGGCCCATGAACCAAGCTGATATGGCCGTCTTGGCATCGCTGGTGTGGTACGACCCTGAGACGGGCGCTTTCACGCGCTTGGGTGGGACGCCAATCGGCACGAGGCATTGCAAGGGCTATGTGTCGATCAAGCTCGGGGGCTATGAATGCCTCGCGCATCGCTTGGCGTGGTACATGACGCATGGCGAAGCGCCTGATGAGATCGACCACAAGAACCGGGTCAGGTCGGACAACCGGATCGATAACCTCCGTCCGGCCACCCGGAGCCAGAACGGCTGCAACCGTGGCCCACAGGCGAACAGCACCAGTGGTGTGTCCGGCGTGGCGAGAAACCGCCAGGACACGGCATGGCAGGCGTACATCAAGCTGAGTGGCAAGCGCAAGCACCTCGGCACGTTCCGCGACTTCGGAGAGGCAGTGGCTGCGCGCAAGGATGCGGAGGCTGCAATGTTTGGGAGCTTCGCTCCAGATGCCAACCCTCAAGGCTGAGTTCCCCGAGTGGGCTCAGCCGCTGTTTCAGCCAGGCTGGCGCTACAAGGTTTTGCACGGCGGGCGTGGATCGGGGAAGAGTTGGGCGGTCGCAAGGGCGTTGCTCCTTCAGGCTGCAGCCAAGCCGCTCCGCATCCTTTGCACGCGAGAGGTGCAAAAGTCCATCAAGGACTCGGTTCATAAGCTGCTGGGCGATCAGATCATCGCGTTAGGGCTCGGGGCAGGCTTTGAGATAACGGAGACTGAGATCCGCCACAAGAACGGGTCTTCGTTTGTGTTCTCTGGCCTTGCCCAACATACCGTTGAATCGATTAAGTCATTCGAGGGCGTAGACATTTGCTGGGTTGAGGAAGCCCAGACCGTGAGCACCCGTAGTTGGGACACGCTCACACCGACGATCCGAAAGACTGGCTCAGAGATTTGGATCACGCTGAACCCTCAGATGGAGACGGACGAGACGTATCAGCGTTTCATCGCGTCGCCCGAGTCGGACACGTGGGTGTACCAGGCGAACTGGGCTGAGAACCCGTGGTTCAACTCGGTGCTTGAGGCGGAACGGCAGAAGACGCTCAAGCGCGATCCCAAGGGCTACGCCAATATTTGGGAGGGTAAGTGCAAGCCAGCGGTTGAAGGCGC